CCCGGTAGATTCGGTTCTTCAACGTGAGGTAAAGGGCCCCGCGCGAAAACTGTTGGCCGCCATAGGGGCTTCCATCCGCTGCCGTGCGGCATTTGCTTACGACCCCCCTGGCGCCGAGATCATCTCGCAAGGCGCGCACCGTCCCAAGTTCAAGATAACGCCGAAAGATGTTGCGTACGGTTTCTGCTTCCGCTTCGTTGACGACAAGTTTGCGTTCCTTGACGTCGTAGCCGAGCGCCGGCTGCCCGCCCATCCACATGCCCTTCTTCTTCGACGCCGCAATCTTGTCGCGGATTCGCTCTCCCGTGACCTCGCGCTCGAACTGGGCGAAGGAGAGCAGTACGTTGAGCGTGAGGCGACCCATGCTGCTCGTCGTATTGAACGCTTGGGTAACCGACACGAACGATACGCGCTGCGCGTCGAAGATCTCGACGATCTTGGCGAAATCAGCCAGCGATCGCGTCAGCCGATCGACCTTGTAGACGACGACCACGTCGACCTTGCCAGCGCGAATGTCGTCCAGCAGCCGTTGCAGCGCCGGTCGATCCATCGAGCCTCCGGAATAGGCTCCATCATCGTAGAGTGTGGCGAGAGCGGTCCAACCTTCATGCTTCTGGCTTGTGATGTAGGCCTCGCAGGCTTCACGCTGCGCATCGAGCGAATTGAATGCCTGCTCGAGGCCCTCCTCCGAGGATTTGCGGGTGTAGACGGCGCACCGGGCCTTCGCGCGCGTTGGAGAGCCGTTTTGACGGAGTTCAACCATTTAAGTTCTCCGAAATCATTTCCGCGCTGATCAAGAGATTGTCTGCCGACGCTGTTGCGGTCGCCGCCCTCTTCGTCAGCCCGAAGAATCGAGGCCCGGACCATTGAGCGCCGGTAATGTCAAATGCGATCTTGGTCAGCGAACGGTAGGTCTTACCCTGGAACTCGAAGCCGACGTCGGTGACGCAGACCGTGTGGGTTCGCCCATGCCATTCGCGAACGAGGCGCGAGCCGGGTTTGATCTTGGGCCCTGGCGGCGGCGCAATCGTTCCGCCCGTTTCGAACTCCGTGGCGAAGGTCGCTAACAGGCGCTGCGTCGCTTTGGACGCGCCACCATAGGCGATCTATGGCGGTCGCATCCGCCGGCAGTCTCCAGGCGCAAAATTCCTTTTCCGCGGCGAGTTGCATAGCGTCTTGAGGAGACTGGTTCGTATTGCCGCGGAGACCGGTTCGATTGCAACCCGGTCATGCCAGCGATTGCACTTATGGTGACGCTTCCTGCGGGGGCATTGAGGACATCGAACAGGCGCAATGCGGGAGACTCGACCCCTGTCTAGTCCCTGGCCGCCAGTCGGAGATGTTTCGGAATGTCGATGTCGGGCTTTGCTCAATGGCGCGGCGCGATTCCAATTATGGAACGCTGATCAGCCCAGCTCGGCGGCATGTCCATGAGACGCGAAACGCCGAGGCCGCGCGGCAGAATTCCATCGACCGCCGCCTGGACGATGTCCGGAGCTAGGAAAGCGAGGGAAAGTCCCATGCGGGCCGACCGTTCGCTGACACCTTCGCGGTTGGCGATCGTCTCGATGCCTTCGACCTTACCGGAGATCATTTCGTCGAGCCATCGCCGCCCCTTGGCGATGGCGGATAGGAGCTTCCGTCTCGCTTCAGCCCGGATCGGCCTCGCCCCGCTCGCCGACTCGCACGACGGCTGGATGACCTCGCGCTTGCGTCGAAAGGCTTGCGGCGACCATGGGATCGCGATCAATTTGGAGGGGAGGTCAGAATCTTCGAGGAGCCGGATTTCGATCGACTGAAAGCCGAGCGTGATTCTGTCGACCTTGGCCGCAATTCTCTCAGCGACTTCTGGCGCGTCGAAGTCGCGCGCTGGACGCAGCAACTCGCCCGATGGTGGACCAGGCCGAAGCTCAAATTGCGTCACTGGCGACAGGCCGCCGACGGCGTCGAGAACGATGCGCTCGACGGCTTCCGCCGCGACCCGCGGAAACGATCCGGCTTCTTCCTTCCGACCCTGATTCAGAACGCAAGAGACATAATAGCGGTAGCGCACTCCTTTTTCTTTATGGCGTAGGTCGGCGTCATCCGGTTGCCCCGATCATCGAACAGTTTACCTATGAGCAGGGCGTTGGAGCTTTGACGCCGCCGGCGGCGCTCTTGACGATTCTCGGTCAGCTTGGTCTGGACCGCTTTGAACAGGCTCGGGTCGATGATCGGCGCATGCTCGCCGCGATAGCTCTTATCGCGATGGTTGATCTCGCCGAGGTACATTCGGTTGCGTAACATATGGGCCAGTGGCCCATTGGTGAGAGCCCGGGCGCCGATTGTTCGCCCCGAGGAAAGCGTTCGCTTTCGAGTGACGATTCCCTGCTCGCGCAAGTCCCGCTGCAACGCCGACAGCGACCCCAGGTCGAGATAGCGCGAGAAGATCAGCCGGACTGTCGCAGCTTCTTCCTCGTTGACCATCAATTTGCGGTCCTTGACCTCATAGCCGAGGGGAACCACGCCACCGACCCAAAGCCCCTTCTTCTTGGAGGCCGCGATTTTGTCTCGGATGCGCTCGCCGGTGACCTCTCGCTCGAACTGGGCGAACGACAGCAGCACGTTGAGAGTCAGCCTCCCCATGCTCGTGGTGGTGTTGAACGATTGGGTCACCGAGACGAAGGCGACGCCGTGGGCGTCAAAAAGCTCCACGAGCTTGGCGAAATCGGTGAGCGACCGGGTCAGGCGATCGACCTTGTAGACGACCACAATGTCGATCTGGCGCTCCCGGATGTCGGCGAGCAGCTTCTGCAGGCCGGGACGGTCCAGGCTGCCGCCGGAGAAGCCGCCGTCGTCATAATGATCTCGGATCAGTTTCCACCCCTCATGGGCTTGGCTCTTGGTGTAGGCCTGCCCAGCCTCCCGTTGAGCGTGAAGGGAGTTGAACTCCTGTTCGAGCCCATTCTCGGTCGACACGCGGGTGTAGATCGCGCAACGCTGAGGCCTCTTGGCAGTGGGCTTCATTGGTCGCTCTCGCCAGCGTCCGTTGTCGCGTTTACCGATGACGACGATCTATCGCACTCCGCGAGAGGTCGGTTGATCGGCTTGCCGCGCGCCAATATGCTCGGCCTTTCGCGTCCCTCAATCCCTTTCGCATCATCCTTATGCTCGCCCACGGGGACGTTATCTCGACGTCGCACGCCGAAAAACCGATGGCCGTTCCACTTCGTGCCGGTGATGGCGAAGGCTGCAGCGGACAGGCTGGCATAGGTTGCGCCGTTCCACGCGAATCCGTGATCGGCGACGGTCACCCGCTCGAGCCGGCCCTGCCACTCTCGGATCAGCAACGCCCCAGGCTTCAGGATTAGCGGCTCGTAGGCCGCTCGAGCCGACGAGATCTTCGATTCCACATCGGAGCCGAGCGTCCCTGACCCGTTGGCAGTCAATTTTTCCGCCGCGCCATTTGTCATTCGCTCCAGCAGTCCAACGGCTTTCCGATCAAGATCGCCGAATGCCTCAGCCTGAAGGCGATAAGCCATAACGCGAAAGAGAAGGCCTCGAGACAGATGGGCCGGCGCGAGCCGACCCCAGTTGTTTCGCCAACGGAGGCGCAGGTCGTCGAGAGAAAGACGCTCCAACTCGGCGAGTTCCGCTTCGAGACCCGTGGCGGTCGGAGGACTCTCGGCGCGGACGGACCCCGCGCTCGCCTCCGGAAGACGGCGCCGCACAGTCTCTGTCGCACCGGAGCGCAATGTCTTGCGCATGGCGGCGTCCTCACCGTTCCGCAGCATTCGGATTATCGACGATGACATAGGAGCCCGCGCGCTGATCCTTTCGCTTGCGCCGATCGATCTCGAACCCGCGTTTTCGCAAGCCGGTCAACGCGGCGCGGGTGGTATGGGGAAGCCAACTCATTGCGTCGGCTAGTTGATGGATTGTAGCGCCGTCCTCTCGTTGCAGAAGTCCGATCACCTCGGCGAGTTTTGAGCCCTCTCGCGGCGCGGTGATTGCCGCCGGCAGCGCGACGCTCCCCGCGCCCACGTCATGAACTTTGGTTTTCCTCAGGCCTTCACCGGCAGGCGTTGGCGAGGTCTCGATGGCCGTTCCGAGGACTTCTGTTTCTTCAACCCTGATCGTTTTCAACCCAGCCGGAGTCAACTTGAGCGCGTAAGCTTGCCTGGTCACATCGTCGCACCGCCAAATGTGGGCGCCCGGCTTGGCTTTGACCTCCTTAACAAGTCCAGCAGCGACCAGCCTCGCCGCGAACTTCTGCGCTGCCGCCCCCTTCAGACTCGGGGGAGCGGCGACACAGCGGTCTTTGCGCTGTGCGGCGGCGCCGAGCATCAGGAGCTGCGTGTCGGTGAGCTTGGTGGACATGATTTGACCCTTCGTCTCTGGGAGCACGGCCTATCCGGCCCCTCACCAGGACGAGCCCCGGATCGATGCGATCGACGGGGCGAAGGGTGTCCGCCGGTCATTCTTGGCCCCGCGGACGTCGGCATACACGCTCTCTTTCAAAGGGAACGCCAGTCTTTTCTGCGCGCTGGCACGCTCATTTTGCAGGCCTGGTAATCAAACTTCTTATGTGTGGGGGCGGAGGCGCAGGGCGCGGTTCCAGAGCGTCCTGCGCGTGGGTCGAATCGGAGCGGGATTCCCGAATCAGCGAGATTTTGATTCAACCTGTTGGCTGGGCGGAGGCCAGCAGGAGATGGCAAAGCCTTATTCGCAAGACTTGCGTGACCGCGTGATTGATGCGGTGATGAGGGGCGAAATGAGCCGCCGCGCAGCAGCGCGCCGGTACGAGATCAGCGAATCTGTGGCTGTCAAATGGCTTGAGCGAGTTAAACGGACGGCTCGCGAGAGCCTGTCGGACACGGCGGCCATCGGGCTTCCAAGCTGATGCCGCACCGGGCCTTTCTGGAGGCCGCGCGGGCCGAGAAATCGGACGTCACGCTTCAGGCTCTGTGCGATCGCCTTTCGGCCGAGCGAGGGGTCAAAGCCGACACCTCGATGATGAGCCGCTTCTTTCGCCGGATCGGCGTCACGGTCAAAAAAAGACCCTTGTCGCACGCGAGCAGGATCGCCCGGACATCAGTCGCCACCGCAAACGATGGCGAAGCTATCAGGGGCTCATCGACCCCAGGCGGCTGGTCTTCATCGATGAAACCTGGACGAAGACCAATATGACCCGCCTGCGCGGCTGGGCCCCAAGGGGCCAGCGGCTCGTCGACAAGGTCCCGCAGGGCAAGTGGAAGACCGCGACTTTCCTCGCCGCCTTGCGCAACGACCGCATCGATGCGCCCTGCCCGAGCCCCTCGAGTTCATCACTGTCCACTTTCAGCTGGTCTCGAATTCG